ATCAATGCAGGTATGATGGCATATGGGGAAGGGAAGGCACGTAGATTTATCAAAATGGCAGAGGCGGGATTCTCAGACCTCATAGCAGTGTTGCCACCACACGGACAGTCGGTATTCATTGAGTGCAAGAGACCAGGCAAGAAACCCACAGCCACACAAATAGCATTCCTGAGCAAGATGAAAGACAAAGGAGCAATTGCTTTTGTTGCAACGTCTATTGAGGACGTGCAAAAAGCATTACATATTTGATATGCTAGGTCATGTCCGAACGGAAATATCTCAAGTGGAATGGTGAACGCCCCCTCTACACACCAGACTTGAGACCTATTAGAACCAGGCAGCTCTACCAGCTAAAACAGGTGCTAGGCTTATCCATGGCACTACTTCAGGATATGGCAATTGAAGAGTTCTACGTCAGGCACATGCCAAAAGCACAGTCTGAGAATTTAAAAAACAATAGACAAGAAAGTTAAAAGTACTATAATCCTATGTCTAGAACACCTGAGCTATTTCCACTCACCAGTAAGGAGGCAGAAATGGTAAGTAACCAGCGAGTAGGCGAATTTTTCAAGCAGTTAGAAGGACTGGATTTTATTTACCAGAGTGTTTCAGAGATGGAGAACGGTCAAGGCCGTGGGGTACGCCTGGAACTGATCACCCGTGAACTTCTCTACACCGCCGAAGCCAAGAGTGCAGACGAGCTGGTGGAGATTGTCAGCCGACAAGTAGATCTTCCCCAGGTAGAACCAGAAGCGATGTGATACTAACCCCACCTAAGACGTGGGGTTTTTTGTTTTATCGATATCTGCAACAATCTCGTCTCGCACTTTCTTAATTTTCTCCTCAAGAGTAAAGACATAGTTTGGATCACTCTGTCTCTTTAGCTGTCGCTCTTTAAAATCCTCAAACCGCATGTTCATTACAAACACGTATTCACAAATAGTATGAGTAAAGTCAATAAGGTCTGCTGCGTCTTCAGGGGCAAACGAATTGGTTGAAGCGTGCGCACCGAGGTTTCTATTCTTCCTTAGTTCTTCCCCCCACTCATAGATTTTTTTGTCAATCACTCCATCGGCAAGCAACTTTTTCAAACCACTGTCAAGACTCTTTATTTTTGGATCATGGTTTTTACACACACCCTCTAAAGCACGACCGCACATCACTGCACAGGCCGTATATGCTTTGGCACGAAAACACAAGTCTGCTTCTTTAAGTGACACTGTCACCAATTCTGGATAAAAGATATACGAAGATTGGTTAGGGTCAGGAAACGGCCAAGCCCTGTATGGCTCATTCCATTTAATACCACTACCAAATACAAGCCTGGAAGTAGTCGTAAGGACAAGTGGGTTACCGCAAATCTTGCATTTTATAAATTCGTGTTTTGTTGGTAACATTTCTTGGTTAACGGTTATATCTGCCAGCAATTCACCGTCAACCACTGCTTCACAGTTTGGACACTCAATGAACATAGTGAAACCCCCAATGTAGTGTTTACTTAAGTGTCGCTCAAACTACCAATTTCTGCATATTCTGCCCCCTCTCCCCCGCTATCCCCTACTCCGGCCTGACCCCTCTTTTTTACCCCTTCCACGCTCGGTAGGGGAGGGATATACCCCTTCTGACTCCCCCGATACACATTTACCGCATACATCGGAATTACGGTTATTGAAATCCCTTTTTCTGGGTGTTACTCTTGATTCAGATGATCGAACTACTTCAGAACTTGCTCATAGCCTTTCTCGCTTTTGTGGCCGGCTATGCAGTCAGGAGAAGTGAACTTACTCGTTTAAAAAAGAAGCTGGTAAGGCTCCGACCTAGACAATCAGGTGCAGTATTTGTGCCAGAGACCGAGAAGCCAAAGAAACCAGACTTTGACGAAGATGAATAGCAAGTGCCTGTGTTGCAACAAACAAATAGACCTAGCCAAAGACCACTACTTCCAGTCAGTCACTCACAACGTATATATGCACCTGGACTGCTTTACCTGGTATGAAGCGTTACTAACTAATGGCATTGCCAAAAATCTCTATGACAGGCGTGAAGCTCGTAGGCTATACAAAATCTCCAAAGGATTGTGAACACTACCCAATCATCGGACTCGCTGCCAAGACTTGTTGGATAGATCTGGAAAGGGACATGCACCATAGAGTCAGACAGTGCACACATTGTGGACTGGTCGAAGTGGACTACTTCACTTCCTATAGCAATGTGACTTTCAATGATGCATGGAGGCGTAAGAAAGATGCAGCCAAAAATAACCCTGATGCATTTCAACCGTGGGTAGATGGCAAGCCCAATGAAAAGTTTGCAAAGGCCTATGCCCACAACACTGAGCTCTTAAAGAACACCTATACGGCCAGTGACCTAAAGCAGCTAGGCATGCCCAAACTAGCAGAGGTTAAAAGTTCCAAGCCTAAGGATGCACCAACTAGCGGAACTTGATTTACTTCAAGCGGTGATCTTGCAAGCTCTCAAAGACGCGAGAGATGAAAGACACCCCATAGCCCAATGGGAAGCATTACTGTGGATAGAACAAATGGATGGGCTATTCCCCCTCTGTGCTAAGGCATTTAATCTGACCGACCAAAAGTTACAAAGTTATATGCGCCAGGCACTCACTTTAAAAGAGCTGCCTAGAAATAAATACGTATGAACGATGAACTAAAACAATTGACCGTACAGACATGGAAAGACCATGTGAAGCATTTAGAAGCTAAGGGAGTAAGGATAGTTGTATGCCCCAAGTGCACAGAGGTTTACCAGGGTAAATACCTGACAGAGGTTATTTGTTGTGCCAAGTGCGGATACAGAAAACATGGACGTTAAGCAGAAACGCCCACCTAAGACTTTAAAAGAACGGATGTGGGCAAAGAAGACTATTGAGCTAGGTAATGCAACAGAAGCAGCTATGCAGGTCTACGATGTTAAAAACCGTGACACCGCTCGATCAATTGGACACGAAAACCTTTCAAAACTAACGCTAGTTGAGCTGATGGAAGAGAAGGGCATTACAGACGATAAGCTACTTGAGGTACTAGATGAAGGATTGAAAGCAAATAAGGTTATTTCGGCTAGGACTATGGGTAATGCAGACGAAAAGACAGACGACTTTGTCGACATTCCAGACTACGACGTGAGGCACAAGTATCTAAAAACGGGTTTGGAGTTGAAAGGTGCAATCGGTAACAGGGCAGAAGTGAATGTGAATGTAGACAACCGCACTCAGATTATCAATTCAGTACCGCCCGAAGAACTAGATGAGTTCATTCGGTGGAGGAATGAGCAACGCAGAGCAAGACTTTCGCAACCTACTACGGATAGCACAGAATGAGTCTGTCATTGAGTGGATTGTGCAGAACGCAATCGTCAATGAGCGTGGTAATCCAATAGAGTTTAGGAATCATCTATTTCTCTACGACATATACGAAGACTGGACACCCATACAGGCGATCCCCAAGGCTGCACAGATAGGTTTCTCCACTCTCGCTATCCTCAAGACCCTCTTTGCAGCCAGCAAGCGTAAGCGCAATGTGATCTATACGCTCCCCACTGTTGGCGATGCTAACCAGTTTGTATCTGAGAAGGTTAACCAAATTATCTCGCTTAACCCGGCAATCAATAGCCTGGTGAAGGATAAGGACAACCTCGATCAAAAGAAGGTAGGCGAGCGGTTTATCTACTACCGTGGCACGTTCACAGAGAAAGCAGCCCTGATGTTCTCCAGTGACTTGAATGTATATGATGAGGAAGACCGCAGTGACTCCAAAGTCATTGACCAATACGAATCCCGCTTACAGTTCTCAGACTACAAAGGGCAGTGGCATTTCTCCAACCCCTCATTCCCTAATATCGGCTCTCACAAGTTCTGGCTGCTCTCAGACCAGAAGCACTGGTTTATCAAATGCCCACACTGCCACTATGAGCAATACCTGGACTGGGACAAGAACGTGGATCTGGAACGTGAGTGCTATGTGTGCCAGCGGTGCCACAACGAACTGGACAGCGAGGCACGCAGGGTAGGGCGATGGGTCAAGAAGTGGGGCAATAAGGACATATCAGGCTACTGGATCAATCAGATGATGGCCTGTTGGCTCCCAGCCCGTGACTTGATACGTGCCTACCACGAGAAGCCCAGGGACTACTTCTATAACTTCGTGCTTGGACTTCCTTACATCGGATCAGATATTGTGGTGGATGCTGATTTGATCCTCCGCAACACCAGCACAGACGAACCCTCCAAAAAAGATGTGTGTATCGGTGTAGACGTGGGGCTTGAGAAGCATGTAGTGGTGGGTAATCCAGCGGGGATTTTTAAAGTCTTTAAAGCCAAGAACTGGGAAGACATTGAACGTGAGTTTTTAAAGTATGACGCGGTGATGGTGATTGATGCCATGCCTGACCTGACCGAACCCCGAAGGCTGATGCAGAAATATAAAGGCAAAGTGTTTTTAAACAGCTTTAAAGAGGGTATGCCGGGTAATGAGATCATCAAGTTCAAGAAAGATAAAGACTATGGCTTGGTGGTATCTGATCGCACCAGGGTCATTCAGAAGTTCATCGATGAGTTAGCAGGTCACAACGTCCAGTTCCACGCTAGACCTGATGAGTTGGGCGAATACATTGAGCACTGGAAGAGTATGTATCGGGTGCAGGATGAAGACCGCATACACAACCCCGTGATCCGCTGGGAATCTTCAACCAATGTAGACCACTATGTGTTTGCCTCGGTGTATTGGCTTATCGCCACAGCCAAACGCTTACAAGGGGCAGGGGTCGCTATTCCCGACAACTTCAGAAAGGACGTGCAGAAGTCCTATTACGCTGAAGTTGGTCCAAAAGCCCCCACGGATGAAGAACTTATTGGTGAGGACACAAAAGACTGGAGGTACGTATGAGCGACATTCAAAGCCAGGTATCCAGCCTCAAGCAGGAACTAAACGAGTTGATTAAACAGATACGGTGTCCACAGTGCAATAAGCTACTTGCAGTCCACAAAGGCAAGCAAGTTGTTATCCGTTGTGGCAGGTGTGGACATGACCACGCTATTGACTATTCACATTGAAAACTGTATTCCTATGAGTAGAGAGGTCGAAGAACCCTTTATTAGTTTAGAAACCACATGAAACTAAACGAAGGGTTAAAAGTAGAACAGCCCTTACTCAAATTTGAAGCCAAAGACGAGGATCTAGTCAAGCAAGTTAATAAATACATTGAAGCAGCGCGCCCAAGCTATAACACGGTTCAAAAAAGAGCCAAAGAGAATAAAAAATATTACCTCGGTGAGCAGATAGACGAATCAAAACTCAAGGACTATCAAGCCAAAGTCGTCAACAACCTGATCTTCATGGACATGGAGACCATGTTGCCGATCATCACCCAGAACACCCCGCTCCCCAAGATCATTGCCAGCAACAAGCCATTCAGTAAGTCACTCCAAAAGGTATTAGTCAGCCGGTGGGAAGTCCAAGACCAGATGCTGGACAAGAACCGCAAGGCAGTACGTGCCAACTTCATAGAGCTTTTGGGGTCACTCAAATATAGATGGGATGAAACCACCAATGACTTTGTATTCGAGTACGTCAAAAGTGAAAGCCTCATGCTCGATCCCAATGCTTGTGACGTGGAATCCCTGAGCTATGTGATTGAGTTTATCGACCAGTTCACGTTGCAGGAAGTGTTGGATAAATACCCAAGCAAGAAAGAAGCACTTTTAAAAGACTTAGGTGCAAAAGAAGACGAGACAGACAAACTAGGATCAAAACTAACCTATGTCGAGATGAACACCCCACAATTTACGGTGTGGAAATGCGGAAATGTAGTCCTAGAAAAGCAAAAGAATCCAAACTACGACTGGGGCAATGCTGAAGTCGTCGATGAAATGGGGCAGGTTAAGAAAGTGGGATACAACCTGTGGAAGAAGCCCCGTGTGCCTTATATCTTCTTTCAGACCTTCAATCTCGGTGACCAGATGTATTCCAATACCTCCCTAATTGAGCAGTCCATGAAGCTCCAAGACGCTGTAAATAAGCGAAAGAGGCAGATATCTGACAATGCAGACCTGGCAAACGGTATTTTGGTAGGGTCAGGAGAGGGAATCAAAAAGGAAGAGTTTGCCAAGATAGATGACCAACCCAAGCTCAAGGTATGGATTGGACAGGGCAAGGTTGGTGACTTTCTAACCAGAATCCCCGGCAACCCCCTGCAAGACTACGTATTTAACGACCTACAGCACTCAGAATCCGCTATCCATGACATTTGGGGCATTCATGCCATTACCAGAGGGGCAGACAGCGGCGCCGACACTGCCACCCAGGATGTATTGCAGCAAAAACAAGACTATGGCCGTATAGACGACATTGTGAAGGCGTACGAGGACTTCAACGAGCAGTATTACCAGGCATGTTTTCAGATGATGCTGGTTCACTACACCGAACCGCATGTGTATTCCTTTGATGATGAGGACGATCTGGAAATCAGCCGTGATTCGATCATTAAAGCCTACTCTGAGACTATTAAACGTGTGGATAGTGATGTGGTGGGGCAGACTGAAGAAGTCTCTGAAGGTGACTTTAGAGCACCAATCATCATGGTAAAGCGTGGTTCTACCTTGCCCACAGATGACACCAGCCAAAGAAATGAAGCCCTCACCCTCGCCAAGATGGGCAAGATCAGTGATATAGACCTTTACGAGAAGTTGGACTTTGCCGATGCCAAGGAAATGGCATTCAGGAACTTCCAGCAGCAAACCAACCCGGCTGCACTCTTCCCCGAACTATTACAAGGGGCAGGTGGTAGCCAAGAACAGGCAATGGGGGCAATGCAAGACTTCCAATCCATATCGCAAGGGCAGGAAGTGCC